AACATAGCAGACGTTATTGTATTTCCAAAGGGTAACGGGGTTGAACACGTTTATTCAAGGTCTTTTAATTTCTATGCAAACGACACTTTAGCCGCTGAAGGATTACAAATTAAATTCAACGCAAGCCATTCGGGGATAATATACGACGTTATTTACTTCATTGAAAAAATAAGCCATGCCTAAAGAAGATAAACGAGTGCCAGTTAGCCCGTTAGGCGGTCGACGCGGTTGCTTATGCAAAGACAACACTTACAAAAGCGAATGTTGTAACGGTGAGTTATGGCAACAAGGTGTTGGTAGTTTGGAAAATCAGACTACAAGCCAAAGCCAAAACGTGAACCAACCACGAACAAAAAGTAATAGTTACTCTTAAAAATGCAACAATATAAACCCAAATAGTTAATAAGTTATGAATAAACACGTATTTGAAAAGATAGCGAAGTTGGAAAAGACGGAGTTATCAGAGGTAAAAGTAGATTTAGCGCTTGTCGATGACATCCAAAAAGCGTTTATATCTTCACAAAAGGAATTAACAAGAGCGGAAGCCGAAAAGAAAAAGATAATTGCCGCAATCGACGCGGTAAAAACATCTTACCGCCAAAACGCAATTCAAAGCCAACAAGTTTTGGAAATGTATAAAACGTTTGAAACACAAGCGAAAAACTTAGGTGTTGAAGTTCCTGCAAACGTAGCAAAGTTCAAAGCAGATGCAGAAGCCGCAATTAAAGCAAGTACTGAAAAAATAACGTCTTTACAAAACGTCGTTAAAAATTTATAATTATGAACGCAAAACAAGCAATAAAAGAAATCAAGACGCTTTTAGGAATGGAAGTGAAACTTGAGCAAGCACGTCTAATAGACGGAACGACAATAATTGAAGCACCTTCTTTTGAAGCGGGCGCAGAAGTATTCGTAGTAACCGAGGAGGGAAACGTTCCTTTGCCTGTTGGTGAGTACGAAATGGAAGGCGGCGAATACATTCTTGTAGTTACCGAGGAAGGTATTATTTCCGAAATCAAGGAAAAGATGGAAGAAACCGAAGAGGAAGTAACCGAGGAAGTCGCTACCGTAGAAGAAGAAGAAATGGCGAGCGAAGAAAGACAGCCTAAAAAGACAATCGAATCCATTATCAAGGAAACGTTGTTTAGCGAGGTTGCAAAAATGCGCGAAGAAAACGAAGCGTTGAAAGCTGAATTAAACGCCATTAAGACGGAATTAAGCACACAAAATAGCGTTAAACCTATTTCTTATAACCCCGAAAACGAAAAGCCTGTTCAAGTATTCCGATACGAAAAACAAAAGGCTCAAAGTTCGCTAGACCGAGTTTTAAATAAATTGTATTAATCTTAATTTTTTAACAAAATGCCTACAAACGTAGTAAACACTACTTCTTATGCTGGTGAATTCGCAGGGAAGTACATTGCCGCCGCTCTTTTGAGCGCAAACACTATCGAAAATGGTGGTGTAACAGTTATGCCTAACGTAAAATACCGAAGCACGGTAAAAACTTTAAGCGCAACAGGATTGGTTAAGGATAGCACTTGCGACTTCGACCCTACAGGGGAAATCGCTCTTACTGACCGAGTTATCGAGCCTAAGTACTTACAAGTTAACGCGACTATCTGTAAGGATGAGTTCGAAGATGATTGGGAAGCTATCCAAATGGGTTATAGCGCATTCGATACTTTGCCTAAAAACTTCACTGATTTCTTTATTGCACGCGTTCTTGGAACAATGGCAGAAAGCACCGAAACTTCTATTTGGACAGGTAACGGAGCGACTAACGGAGAGTTCGACGGTCTTTTTGCTTTGGCTCTTTCTGAGGTTGGAACAGGTATTCCATTGGCTCAAGGTGTTGGAGGTACAACTATCGACCCTACTAACGTTATCGCTGAAATCGGTAAAGTAGTAGACGCGCTTCCTTCACGTCTTTACGGAAAAGAAGGTCTTAAAATCTACGCTCCTCAAAACGTGGTTCGTGCTTACGTTCGTGCGCTTGGTGGATTCGCGGCAGGTGTTGGAGCGGCAGGTATCAACAACCAAGGAACAACTTGGTATAATGGTAATGCTAACGCTCTTACTTTCGACGGTATTCCATTGTTTATGGCTAACGGAATGGATTCTAACACCATGTTGGCAACTACAAAAGAGAACTTGTTCTTTGGAACTGGTCTACTTTCTGACCATAACGAAGTTCGTGTTCTTGACATGGCTAACTTGGACGGGTCTAAAAACGTTCGTTTCGTTGCTCGTTACACTGCGGGAACTCAAATCGGAATCTTGGAAGACTGCGTTGTTTACGACGTTTCTCTATAATTATTAACGGGGGTGTAAAAGCCCCCTATTTTTAACTTTTTAATACATAACAAATGGCTTGTGATATTAGCAACGGAAGGTTAGAAGCGTGTAAAGATTCGGTTTCGGGTATTGACGCTATCTACATAATAAACTACGGTATTGAATACCCAACGGATGTAACTTTTTCACCTGTAGCGGGCGAGGAAGATGTAATTACAGCGGTTGCGGGTGTTACTGACCTTTACAAATTTGAGTTGAAAGGTGCGAACTCATTTGAGCAAACAATCCAATCAAGCCGTGATAACGGTACTACGTTCTTCGAGCAGGTTGTAGTGGCACAATTGAAGCGTCAAGACATCGCCGCACACAAAACGGTTAAATTACTTTCTTACGGACGCCCTCACATCGTTGTAAGAGACAGAAACCTTAACTTCTTTTTGGCAGGTCTTGAAAGAGGTTGTGACGTAACAGCGGGTACTTTCTCTACTGGTTCGGCTTTGGGTGATTTCAGTGGATACAATTTAACGTTTACAGGTATGGAAAACATCCCTGCGCCGTTCTTAGATTGTAACGACGAAGCGTCTTTGGCTACATTGTTCGGAGGTGCAACTATCGTGGATAACTAAAATAGGCTCTTAATTCTCCTAATACTTAGTTGGAAGGGGGTAGACAAACGGTCTGCTCCCTTTTTTTTGTTTTAAAACAATTCGTCTTTAAATAGTTATATAGATATGCAAGTAATAACACCTATTGCCGCACAGAAAACACTTAGTATCGTTCCAAGGTACGAAAACGCGGACGCTTGTATATTTCGAGATGACCAAACGAATACCGAACAGACCTTTACAATAGTTTCATTTACCGAATTAGAATACTACTTCGAGTTGGTAATAGACGTCGATGTCGACTTAATCGAGAATCATTGGTACGATATGTTTCTTTTTGATGGGGCAGTAATGACCTTTTACGACAAGGTATTTGTAACGTCTCAGAACTTAGACACGTTTAGCGTGAATAATTACCCTAACAATACGTCGCAGTACATCCCAAATGTGACACAAAACACCTACATTACATATGAATAATGTCCATTTTGTTGATTTAGCGAAATACGAAACCCCGTCTGTTCACGAAAGTAGCCGTGAAAATTGGGTTAGTTACGGAGAAAACGACGATTACTTCCAATACCTTATAGATAGGTACACTTACAGCCCAACTAATAATGCCATTATAAACAACATAGCAAAGTTAATATACGGTCGTGGACTGAATGCCTTAGACGCGTCAAGAAAGCCCGCTGAATACGCTCAAATGCGCGTCCTATTTAACAAAGATTGTATTCGTAAAGTTATAATGGACGCAAAGATGCTTGGTCAGTTTGCGTTTCAAGTGATTTATACTAAGGACAGAAAGCGAATTGATAAGGCATACCACATTCCCGTACACCTTTTACGCCCCGAAAAGTGCAATGCGGACGGCGAAATAGAAGCGTATTATTACTCGGATAATTGGACGGACACTAAAAAATTCCCGCCTAAAAGAATTCCAAGTTTTGGTACGTCAAAAGAAGACATTGAAATACTTTACGTTCGTCCTTATTCGGTAGGATTAAAATATTTTGCTTTGGTGGATTACCAAGGTGCGCTTCCATATGCCGTTTTAGAGGAAGAAATAGCCGACTATTTAATTAATGAGGTTCAGAATGGATTCAGCGGAACTAAAATAATTAACTTTAACAACGGAATACCTACAGACGAGCAAATGAGCGACACCGAAAGGCTCGTTAAAAATAAATTGACAGGCTCAAAAGGTGAACGTGTAATCATTTCATTCAACAACAATAGAGACCAAGCAACTGAGGTTGTAGACATACCGTTAAACGACGCACCACAGCATTACGAATATCTTTCCGATGAATGTATGCGGAAAATTATGCTCGGACATAACGTAACTTCGCCGCTTCTTTTTGGGGTATCAAGTTCAAACGGATTCTCTAGCAACGCGGACGAGTTAAAGAACTCTTTCGTACTTTATTACAACATGGTTGTACGTCCTTATCAAGAACTTATTTTGGATGCGTTAGATACGATTTTAGCTTACAATCAAATAAGTTTAAAACTATATTTTGAAACCTTGAAACCGCTCGAATTTATGGACGCAAGCGGAAAGGTCGAAGAGGAAGTAGCCCTAAGCGCGGTAAATGAATTACAAAGCATCTTAGACGAGGTTGACCGTAATCAATTGAGCGACGAATGGGTAGTAGTTGATGAACGCGAAGTAGGCGAAAACGAAGACGAATTAGACGAAGCACTTTTAAACGCTGAAACTGAATTCGAACCTAAGGTTAGTTTGCTTAGTAAGTTGGTTAACTTGGTTCAAACGG